GCCGCCCGTACCGCTGAGCTTTTAAAGCTCAAGGTCCGGGTAAGCGCGGGCTGTACGACCGCGCTGGGGTCAGTCTGAGCGGCAAGCTTTTGCCGCCCAGGCCCCGCGAGCCAGTCCCACGTAAGTGTGGGATTGATCTCGACAACACGTTGCCCATCGACCTGATGGACATTGTGTGACGTTGATTCCGGTAGCGAGACCACCGGATCGACGATCGTCGGGTCTACCGGATATTCTTCCAGTAGAGCGGCGAGCGGGCCCATCTTTTCAGATGGCTCGCTTTTCTCCGAAGTGCTTGGACTTCCAAACATTTGGAGAACGGGGTTCGGAACCCCAGACTGCAGCATCGATTTGACAACTTTCGATACTGTAGTCCCCGAAAATCCAAAAATCTTTTCTTGGAAACTCGGGTCGGAATAGTGCATTCCGACCGTTCTCACCAGGATATTTACCAGGTGAAGAACGGGCTTCGTGAGAGGGTCTCCCATCAGGACCCCCTTACGAAGCATGATATAGTGGGGATTGGAGAAAGGGCTCTCCTTGTCCCACGGTTCGCCGTACGCAGCCATTGGGCCGCGCGCTTCGAACACGATTGGCCGGGGACGGTAACATGTCCTCTGAACAATCATCTGGAGAATAGGCGGAATGCCGCACCTCTTCATCCAGTATCGCGATATCATGGAAGCAACTCCATGATGCATCGCGTCAGTCGCGTTCTCGTAGTCTGTTGACGACATGAACACGTCCCGGTAGGTAGTGGTTTTAATCCGCTCCCCACTCGGTCCAGTGACGACCTCTTCGCGAAGAGGATCGAAACTGATATCCTTGCCAGAAGACGTAAACGACTTCTTGAAGGAATTCCATGCATGGCTCGCACGAGCCATACCACTGGAAGAAGATTCTATCTTGGTCAAAGGCCAAGAACAGATCTTATTTACCACATCCAGCACAATCTTTAGTGCTGCTGTGGCCTTGGTGACCGTCCGAGCCTTTCCCGGCTCGGAGACCATCACAAGGGCAGCCATGTTAATTTCATCAGGGCTGGCCTTAAGTACTTCGTCTAGGCAAGCCCAGAAGATGTACGTACCGGTATCCTCGGAGGAATATTCAACTTCTCCGACGACACTACCGGAGAAGAGGTCTCGTTTAGGGACCTTCTTTCCGATTGCACCCATATGGACGATCTCACTGATCGCCTGTATGGTTCCTCCTTCTTCCTGAGTCTTTTCCCAGCAAGAGGAGATGGTGAGCGTAACACGGGCCTTAGTATCAAGACCTGTGAATATGCTAGGGTCAACCGTCTCGTCAAATTTGGCGAGCGCAGCCCTGATGAGAGCCTTATCCGTATCGGTTAGATCGGACGGTTTCTCAGATACAGTAGAGATAAACTTTCTCTTTGACTGCATCTTCACGATATCGGGCGGCGTACCTGCCGCACGAGTCTGTGAGAGAAGTCCGTCGACCTGGGCCAGGGCGAACGGCTTCTCGAAAGAACGAGTGTACCTCCACACAGGAAGCCAATCGTTCAGCCAACGGGGAACAGACGATTGTATCTGTTCCTTGTCGGAAAGGAAACTAACTAACTGCTCGCGGTTAGACAGATCCTTAAAGGATTTCCTCAACTTCTTAAGCTGAGAATACCTTGTGGTGACTTGGTGGTATCCTACCGCCACTTCACCATCAAAGAACTCGTCTCCAATCAATGCAGACAGATTCTTTAGCGTGAACAGGTCATACCTATGCCATGTCCATCGCTCTTCGGGAACACTCATGTATCTCTGCACGAATATCC